GGTTGAGGAAGCCGCGGAAGCCGTCATGGAAACGCTGGGCGACTATGCCGTGTCCCTTTGGGGCGACGTGCTGGCGGCGGTTGTGTCGTCCCTCTTCAAGTCGAAGCAGGACGCGGAAGAGATCATGCAGGAAGAGGAAGCAAAGAGGGCGGCGGAGGGTTGACCCCTCCCCGCCGCACGGAAAACAGCATAAAGAAAACCGCCCCGCGCTTGCTTTGGAAGAACAAGCGCGAAGCGGTTTCCGCCGATGAAAATACATCACGTATCAACCTAACGTGAGTATAACACAAAGCGGCGGAAAAGTCAAGTAAAAGCGCCGTTTTCAAGCGGCGTGGCGGGCTTGTAATGGGTATTAACGTTCCGGCGAAGCCTTGTCCACGCACACACAGGAAACCGGGGGATTTTACAGGGGTTTCACGCCCTTTTCCCCTCTTCCCTTTTTTCTCCATGCGCCGCCGAGGGTGATGGGGGTTTGCAAGGGGGAAGAGGGAGGGGGCGCGTGTGTGAACCCTCTTCCCCCTTGCAAGTGATCGGCAAGCACAAGGCCGGAAACAGAACAGCCCGCTTCATCATCGACAGAAAGAGGGTGAAGCATGGTGCGAAGTTTCATGCGGGAAAAGAAGATATATTGCGGGGACCATTACAGGGAGGTTGATATATATTCCTACACCGACGCGCAAAAGAAAGCTTCCGGCAGGGGCAAGCGTTCAAAAAAGGTCAAGGAATCCGAACCGAAACAAAAGAACCTGAACGACAAGAACGCCCGGCGGTATTTCACACAGACAGCGAACTTGAATTTCGGGAGCGACCCGGACGCGTTGCACGTGTCGGCGACATATTCCGCAAGGTATCTTCCGGCGACCATAGAGGAAGCGGAAAAGGAAGCTACAAACTACTTGCGCCGGGTCCAGTATCGCCGGGAGAAAGAGGGGTTGCCGCCCCTAAAATATATGCTTGTGACGGCATACAGCACAGGCAAGGACGGAAAAAAGCCCGTCCGCATTCATCATCACATCATTATGAACGGAGGGCTTGACCGTGACACCGTGGAAGAGTTGTGGCGCAAGCGGAAGCGGAAAGGGCAAAAGAAAGGCGACCGAATCGGGTTTTGCAACGCCGACCGCCTACAATCCGACGAAAACGGGATTTCGGCCCTTTGTACCTACCTTGTGAAGCAAGCCGCCGGGAAAAAGCGGTGGTCATCGTCCCACAATTTGGAGCGACCGACAAGCCGCACGAATGACGGGCGCTGGAATCATAGGCAGATCGAGAGGATAGCAAAGGAACAGCCGGGCCGGGAGTTTTGGGAACGGAAATACCCCGGCTGGACCCTGACCGACAACGTGTACGGCGTTACATACGAACACAACGACTTCACGGGGTGGTCAATCTATCTGAAATTGAGAAAGCTGGAATAGAAAGGGGTGGTCATCATGGGAACGCCTTACAGGGTATGCGAACATTGCGGCGCACACCTTGACGCAAACGAAAAGTGCGATTGCAGGAACCCGAAACAGGAAGAAACCGCGGCGGAAGCCCAGCCAATGAAGCTGGTTGCCGTGTGCCGGGAGGTTGACAAGGACACCGGGCGCATAGCGGTTTACAAGATCAACACGGAGATCACCGGGGCCGTGGTTCAGCAATTACAGATACGGGCGCGGCTTAACCCGGAATTGCGGTATTTCACGCTTACGTCGGGACGGTGGGAGCGGTTCGGGGACGTGATAACGTCCATTCTGAAACGCCGGACCGTCACACGGGCCGACGTTGACCGAATCGGCGGCATTGTAGAGTTATGAAACGGAGGTTACAGACATGACAAACGAAGAGAGATTCAAGGCGATTTTTCAAGATCAGGTCAACCGCCCCGGCGCGGACGACTTGCTGGAATGGCTTGAAAATGCGGGCTTTTTCACCGCCCCGGCAAGCACGAAATACCACGGCGCATACCCCGGCGGGCTTGTCGAACACAGCTTGCGGGTTTATGACTTCCTGATTTCAAGCCCCTATGCCGCGGGAACAAGCGCCGAAAGCCGCGCAATTTGCGCCCTGCTTCACGACGTATGCAAGGCCGAATATTACGAACAGACCGACGGCGGCGGGTATCGCGTGAACGACCGATTCCCGTTCGGGCATGGGGAAAAGTCGGTTTATCAGATTTCCCGGTTTATGTATCTGACCGACGAAGAAGCCCTTGCAATCCGCTGGCACATGGGAGCGTATGACGACGCGGCCCGCGGCGGAAGCCGGACGCTTTCGGCGGCGTTGTCCCTCTTCCCTCTTGTGCTTGCCCTGCATACCGCGGATATGTGGGCGACGCAGGAAGAACAGCGGAGGGAAAAGGCATGACGGAGCGGGAACGGCTTTTAGAGAAAGTCAAACGGGTTCAAGCTTTGGCGGAACGCGGCGTTGACGGCGAAAAGGATTCCGCCGCCGCCCTGCTTGACCGCCTTATGAAGCAATACGGCATTTCGGAAGCGGAAATTGCAGAGGAACGCCGGGAAATCGCGTGGTTCAGGTTCAAAACGCCGCTTGAACGAAAGCTTTTGAATCAGGTTATTTACACAGTAACCGGGCGCATTCCTTACGGGTGCGTGGGGAGATATACAGGCCGGACAAGAAAGCAGATCGGGATTGAATGCACCGCGGCGGAGCGGCTGGAAATCGAAATCAGTTTTGAATTTTACAACGCCGCATTGCAACAGGAACTTGAACGGTTCTATTCGGCGTTCCTGCACAAGAACGGCATATTCCCGGCGAATACAATAGACGAATTGCCGGAAGCGCCGGAACCTGACATTGAAGAAGCACGGCGAATTTCCATGATGATGGCGGGAATGGACGAACACACCCGCCGCAAAATGCTTGAAAGCGGGGCCAGAACATGAAGTGCGCCGTATGCGGAAAGCCCGTCGAGCGGGTCCACCCTTGTCCGTACTACACCCGCCGGGGTGAAGTCACGTGCGACGAATGTTGCGAAGAGTGTTACAGATCAGAGCCGTTCCCGTGCCGGGAGCATGACGCACGGGTTCGGGAAAATCGGAGGAAGAACAATGCAGATCGACCAGCGGCGCGCCCGCCAGCAGTATCAAAACAAAGTCAATAACGCGCAGGGGCATTTTTTCGAGGACTACATAAAAGCCGCGTGCGCCCTGTATTCCATGCGGGAGCGGGCGGAAGTCGATAAAACCCCGGAACCGTTCAGGGTGCTGGAGAAGTTGCGCGACGGGATTTTCAAGGGACGGTTCACGGCCCGCGCCCAGCCGGACTTTCAAGGAACCCTTGCGGGCGGGCGGTCAATCGTCTTTGAAGCGAAGTACACCAGCACCGACCGCATGAAGCGGGACGTTCTGACGCAGGAACAGCAGGACGCGCTGGAGAAGCACGCCCGGTGGGGAGCGGTTGCCGCCGTATGCGCCGGAATCAACGACAAGTTCTTTTTCGTGCCGTGGGCCGTATGGCGGGACATGAAAGAGCATTTCGGGCGAAAGTACGTGACGGCGGCGGACCTCGAACCGTGGCGGGTGCGATTCAACGGTTCGGTCCTCTTCCTCGACTATATCCACGAAAGGAGCGGGAGCAATGGCAAAGAAGCAGAAAACGCGGAAATTGACGGTCCGGGTCACTCCGCAAACGGCGTTCAATCTTGAAAAGCTTATGCAGATCAGCGGGCAGAAAACACCGGGCCGGGTGGTTGACAAACTGGTTCGGGAGAAAATGCTGGCCTTGCGGGGCCGGGCGGAGGAATAACCCGTGTTTGACCTGAACCGCCTTTATAACGCTGATTGCATGGAAGCAATGCAGGAAATCCCGGACAAATATTTTCAGCTTGCTATATGCGACCCGCCTTACGGAATCGGACACGACGGACAGCGCCAGAGGGTACACAACAACCCGAAGCACAACCGAAAGTTTCACGCCCGCAAGGGCTGGGACAAGGAAACGCCGCCGCCCGAATACTTCCGCGAACTGGAACGCGTTTCGGTAAATCAAATAATTTGGGGCGGGAATTACTTTGTCCCCATGCTGAACCGCGGCACAAAGGGCTGGGTGGTTTGGGATAAGGGACAACACGGGCTTTCAATGAGCGATTGCGAACTTGCGTACACGTCTTTTGACCGCCCGACGCGGGTTGTCGTCATCAACCGGGCCGAATTGCAGAGGGACGGAAACACGATACACCCGACACAAAAGCCCGTCCGCCTGTATGAATGGCTTTTGTCGAACTACGCCAGCCCCGGTGATCGGATTCTTGATACACACGCCGGGAGCGCGTCAAGCCTGATTGCGTGCTGGCGAATGGGATTCGAGTTCGTCGGGTTCGAGATTGACCCCGACTATTACGTGAAAGCGTCGGAGCGGCTGGCGGCGGAAATGGCGCAAGTTCGCCTATGGGACTACGCAGACCAAACGAAACTTTTTTGAAACGGAGGACTTGAAATGAAGTACGAATGCGGGAAGCCGGAGTGGGCAGAAAACGAACCTTGCCCCATTGATACCGGGGAACTTGAAGATTGCGCCGGGTGCTATTGGGCGCGGGAAACGGGGGAAGCGGAATGAATGCGGGATTCTTGATAACAACCGTCTATTGGGTCATCTTCACCGTGCGAAAGCACTTCACGCCGAAAGTGACGGCGGCAATTAAGGCAAACGCCTATGACCTGAACCGGGCGACCCCGGACGAAGCACAGGCCATAGCAAGAAAGGGAAAGCCGCTGACGGCGGCAAAATGGGCCTTGCGTATAGCGGGCTGGGCTGAAAACGTCCTTGCGGTTCTTATGATCGTATGGCTTGCTTTCCTGATCGGCGCGCTGATTACTGGAACGACTTTTGTATTCGGCTACCCGGTGTAGAGAAAGGGGGCGGCGGCGGTGAAGCTTCAACAATGCGAACGGTGCGGGAAGCAGACCGCGGAGGGCTTGACGCTTTGCCCTGAATGTATGAAAGCGGCGGGAGCGTCGGCGGAGGAAGTCACCGCGGCGGAGGAATTGCGGGACATAGCGCGGATTCTTTCGATCACAGCGGGGACCGACACCAACATTCGGGACGCAATGACAGGCATTTTGAACATAGCCGACAGGCTGGACAGGAGGAAATAAGCATGGAGATTATCAGATTCGTTCTATCAGACTTTTGGGTATGGCTGGGGGCCGTTATTCTGATTCTTGCAATCGGGCAAGCGGCGGTGGAGATCATCAAGGCCGTTCACCCGGCCCGGAAGATCAGCGCATACAAGATCGGCGACCGCTGGCGCATGGAGATTGACGGAGCGCGCCGCGGGGACATAGCCGCCGCGATTCGCGGAATCCGGGAGGACGAAAACAGTACAAGCGGAACGGGGGCTGGGGTATGAATGCGGCGCTTTTCAGCAGTAAGAAGATGGACTATTGCACACCGCAAGCGTTTTTCGACGAACTGAACCGGGAATTTCATTTCACGCTTGACGCGGCGGCGACAGACAAAAGCGCAAAATGCCCCGCATACTTCACCCCGGACACGGACGGGCTGAAAAGCCCGTGGAATGTTGCGGGGGGGTTCTGTATTCTGCAACCCTCCATACGGGCGGGAAGTCGGCAAATGGGTTCGCAAAGCCTACGAAGAAGCACAGAGCGGGACAACCGTTGTTTTGCTGATTCCGGCCCGGACGGACACGACGTATTTTCACGACTACATATATGGGAAAGCGGAAATTCGATTTATCCGCGGGCGGTTACGCTTCACCGATGAAGAGGGAAACGCATACGCCCCGGCCCCGTTCCCGTCAATGGTGGTCATCTACAACGGCAAAAAGGAGGAATCAACGTGAAAGCGGTTATCATAGCGGGCGCGGCGGTTGTCGCCGTCCTGCTGGGACTTTTTGCGGCGGGCCTGTTCCGTCTGCTTTGGTTAAGCGTCCCGTATGAAACATGGGTTGAATACGAGCGGGCGCGGCGGAACCGAAAAAGGACTTGTAATACGTGCAAGCACCAGCCGCAATGCGACGCGTTCTTTTCACGGAAGTATTCGGCGCTGAAAACGAAAGAGCCGGAAGCCCTGAAAACGGCGGCTTGCAAAATCTATCAGGAAAGAGAGGACAAAGCATGAAAGCGTACACCGTGTATCAACCTTACGCATACGCCACCGTCGCCGGGCTGAAACACTACGAAACCCGCCCGCGGCGGACGAACATTCGGGGCCGCGTCGCGGTCCACGCGGCGAAAAAAGACGCGTGGCGTTCCGGCATTCTCGAAAAAGGAATCATGCCGGAGATCGAAGCGGCGTTATCAGAACATCAAGGGGTTGGGAATCGGTTTGCACACCTTGATTACGGCGCGGTGATCGGAACGGTTGAAATTGTCGATTGCGTCCCCGTGGAAGAGATCGTGGACGCGCTGACGGAGCAAGAAAAGCTTTGGGGCGACTATTCGCCGGGGCGGTTCGCATGGGTGCTTCAAAACCCGGTCATGTTTGACAAGCCTATTCCGGCCCGTGGAAAACAGGGCTGGTGGGAATGGGAGGGCGTGAAATGAAATGCCGGGAATGCGAATACGCGTCAATTTCAACGTATATGCGGAACGGGAACGGTGCAAGCGCACACGTCGGGCATTTCGCACAGGAAGCGGCATTTTGCAAACACCCTGATTGCAAACCGCCGGGGCCGTTACTGTTCTACGGGAAAACCGCCCCGCGATACTGCCCGTTGAAGAAGAAAGAGAGGAAATAAGCATGGGTAAAATCACGATCACAGAGAAGCAGGAAGCAATTATTCGGCGGCTGAATGACCCGCTTTATACCGTGGAATTTCTGAAAGAATGGGTCAACCGCAACGACAACGTATTTATCAACGCGCCCGCGGCCCTGCAAGCTATGGGCGCAAGCGGATTCTTTGCCGCCGTTCGCGCAATCGAGCGGGCGGAAGAAAGCGACGGTGAAAATACATGAATTATCAACCGAAAGTGATTCGTTGCCGCCTGAAAACGGGCGGTAAGACAATTCAGGAAATCCGGGAGAAGAACAAGGGTCAAGGCATGGTTTACCGGGATTTCGAGAACATCAAGAAAACCTATGACGTTTTAGACGGCGTTGTGTTGCTTCTTTCCCTTTGGGCCTACGATATGCACGCAAGCTATCATTTGCATAATTGGGACCCGGCGGACGACGAACGCATGATGACGGCTTTCTACTACGCGGAGCAATACCACCCGTTTAGAGATATGCGACCGTATCGGAACGACTTTGAAAAATTTAAGGCCGATTGGACGGCGGGGACCTATGACCCCGGAAGCGCGTTCACCTTTGACCCGGCGGACGTGGAAGAGATCGAAACGCTTTGCGAAGAGATTTCGCTACCGCCGGACCCGAACCCCACCCCGGCGAAGCCGAAACAGAGGAAACACAAGCGGCGGCGGAAGTGAGGGCTGGGGCATGGAAACAGACCTGACAAAGAGAATCAAGCGACGATTGCACAATTTCCGCCCGGCTTTCAACAGCAGTATGCGGACGATCAGGTGGGCGGAAGAAGTGCAGACCCCGACCGGGTTTGTTGACGTTATCCGCTTTGAAGATTACGTGGAGCGGGACGAAAGCTATTGCGACCGCCAGCAGGGGTGCAAGATTCCCGGAAAGGCGTTTCCGTGTAAGGCGTGCGCCGGGTGCTTTTTCAGACGGCCCGTTTACAACATGGGAATTTTGACAAGTTGCTTTGAAGTGAAAATAACGGTTTCTGACTTCAAGAGCGAAAACGGACACAACTTCCACGGAAACCGCAATTATTACGCCGTCCCGGTTGAGATATACGACAAGGTGAAAGACCTTGTGCCGCCGGGTATCGGAATCATAGTGTTTTACCCCGAATCGGCGCACATGACAGTTAAACGGGAATGCGAACACCGGGAGATCACCGCGGAAATGTGTTCTACCCTGCTATATGGCGCGCTGAAAAAATGGGTTGACGGAACGGAGGAAACGACATGATGAACGGAAAGGCGTTAAACCTGAAATGCCCGGTTTGCGGAGCGGAGAACCAGCCGGTTCAAGTTGACATTGACCGCGGCTGGTCCGGGAATCAGGTTCGGGCGAAATACGAATGCCGCGGAGTTCGGAAACGGCTTTTTAGGAAGCCGGAACCGTGCGCGGCAAGATACACCGTAACGCTGAACGGCATTCAAGCCGACAGGCTGATTCAAAGATTGTACGAAGAAGCGGAGGGCGAAAAATGAAATATGCAGAGTTCAAGGCGGTTTGCCCCTATGAGATCGGCGACAAAATCAAGGTAATTCAGGAAGAACGGGAGGAAGTACACACGATCACCGATATTGTGTGTATGCACTATCTGAAAACCGGGGCCGTGCAATTCCTGTTTGAACTGGACAACAGCGGAAAGCTGGTATCTATTGCCCCGACGGAAGAGGCTTGCAAGCAATAAACCCCGCCGTCGAGCGGGAGAAATACGACAAGGAGGTTTGCACGATGAAAACTATATCAATTATCAACCTGAAAGGCGGCGTTGCAAAGACGCTGACCGCTGACAACATGGCGCACGTTCTCGCAGTTTTCCACAATAAGCGGGTATTGCTTGTGGATAACGACAAGCAGGGCAACACGTCAAAGGCATTCGGGGTCCATTCCTACGATGAAAAGAGCCTTTCGGACATTCTGACCGCCCGGCGGCTTGACCCGTGGGAGGTTATCAGGAAAACCCGCTTTGAGAACATCGACGTATTGCCCGCAAACATGACCTTGATTCGGGCGAATCTTGAAGTGATGATGGACAGCGCCCGCCCCCAGCAAACGCGCTTACGGGACGCGCTGAACGTCGTTGCAAAGGACGGATTTTACGATTACTGCATTATCGACAACGCGCCCGACATCAACATATCGACTATAAATGCCCTTGTCGCGTCTGACGACGTGATTATTCCGATCAAGATTGACAAATACGCCTTTGACGGGCTGGCGGAACTGAAAGAACAGATAGAGGACACGCGGGACGACCTGAACCCGCGCTTGCGGCTGGCGGGTTGCCTTATCACCTGTTTTCAGAGGACCGACGCAGACAGGCAGGGCGAAGAATGGTTGAAAGCCCAGCCGGAATACCCGGTTTTTGACACGCACATTCGCTATTCGGAGAAAGTCACCGAAAGCACCTTTTCCGAATCCCCCATTGCTGAATACAGCAGACGGAGCGGGGCCGCTATGGACTATATCGCGTTTGTGCGGGAGTATTTGCGGAGGGGCAAGCAATGAGAGAGGAAAAGGCCGTTCCCGAATACTGCAAAAACAACCCGAAAAAGATTCGCGCCTATCAATGCGATATATGCGACGTGCTGGACGTGGACGACTTCACGGACAAGAGATTTTGCCGGGCGGGATTTTGGCCCGGTTGCGGCGACCCGGACGGGTGCCGGGAAGCGTTCAGACCCATAGAGGGGCGCGGAAGAATCGGAGTACATCGGTAAATTGTCCGAATCGGACGGAAAGGGGCTTACATCATGGCAAAGTTTAATTTGAATCAGATTTTGAACGACGCTTCACGGGCCGCGGCAAAAGGCGGGGAGCCTACCCCCCGTCCCGCTGAAAGCAGGATGGAGAAAATCAGCGTTTACGACCTTGTGCCGTCGGAAGATAATTTCTATTCCATTCGGGAGATCGAAGAACTGAAAGCGGCAATCGAAATCGCCGGGAAAGTGCTTCAAAACCTTGTCGTCGTCCCGCTCGACGGCGGGAAATACAAGGTCATTGCCGGACACCGCCGCCGCCTTGCGTCGATTTCCCTTGTTGAAGAGGGAAAACCGCAATATGAGTTCGTGCCGTGCGACGTGGAACCGAACGAAGAAGCGGCGGAAGATCAAGAGGTCCGCGACGGCCTTATGTTGATCGTGACAAATTCGCAGAGGGAGAAAACCGCATGGGACAAAATCGAAGAAGTGCGGTATTTGCGGGAAGTGCTGGAGAAAGCCCGGACGAAGCCCCGGTTCGTCGCCCTGCTTCAACAGATCGTTTCACAGACGTTCGGCGGTGCAGAGGTTCAGGCGGACGGGACGCGGGATTTCATAGCAAAGGTGCTTCACACAAGCACAACACAGATCGGGCGGTATGACGCGATCATTCGGAACCTTTGCCCGGACTTCAAAGCGGAGTTGCAAGAGGACCGTATAAACGTTTCGACCGCCTACGAACTTTCAGGGCTGGCGGCAGAGGAACAGCAAGCGGCGTTTGCGGAGTATCAGAGGACCGGGGAAATCTCCATAAAGGCCGCGCGGGAACGGAAAAGCCCGCCCCCGGCGGAGAGGACAGAGCGGGAAACCCAGCCACCCGCTCCACAGACCGCCACACAGCCGCCGGAAGCGCCGGGACGTAAAGAAACATACCCGCCCGCGGAAAGACCCGCAGAGGGCCACGCAGAGCCGCCGAAACAGGCGGACGCGCCCGCGGAAAAGCCGATTTCGGCAGCAGGACCGACCGACGAAGCGGAAAACACGCCCCCGGCGGAGCGGGAACAGCAGGAACAGCCGAAAGCGGCGGAAGAAAGACGCGCCCCGGCAGAGGGTACAACATGGGCCGTTGAACAGTTGGAAAGCTTACGGGACTATTGCCAGAGCATGAACGAAAGCGACACCGACGACGGTTCAAGGGTTTGGGCAATGGACGTTGACGCGTTGAACATTGCGCTTTCCCGGTTACAACGTGAAAAAGAGTAAGCAAAAGCGGCACGGCGGTTTTTAACCGCCTTTCCGCGCATACAGGAGGACAGGCAATGAAACGCGAACGCGAAAAGGTTATAACGATCTTACGGTTTTACCGGGACGTTGATAAAACAATCAAGCTGAACGAGCGGGTTATAAAGAACCTCGAAGATCAGTATTACACGACGCTGGGGGCCGTCAACATGGACGGTATGCCACACGGGAAAGGCACGCCGTCAAGCCCGGTTGAACGGGTTGTTCTGAACGTCCCCGCGTCCGTCCAGCAGACCATTTCAAGCATGAATCAGGAAAACCACAAGCTGGCGGAAATCAAAGGGCATATTCTTTCAGAGTTGAACGCCCTGAATTATCATCAAAAAGCGGTGCTTTTGGCGTTTTACATAGACGGTCTACAATGGGAACAGATTTCGGAACGCCTGAATTACAGCCCGCGGCAATGCCGCAATATACGCGACGACGGGCTGGACGCTTTGGGAAAGCGGTTCAGCCGGAACAAGGCGATTTCGCGGTATCGTTTCCCGGAAAAATAAGATTGCCACCCATTGCCTGTTTTTTCTGCTAAAATGGGTATTGTGAAAAGTCACAGATACGAAACGGGCGGCGGAATCCTCCCCGCTGGCCCTGACACCGAAAACGGACCATGTTTTGAACATGGCCCGTTTTTTGCACGCTTCCGGGCGGACCCGCGAAGCGGAAAATGAAAAACAAACGAAAGGGGGTGCGGACGCATGGCGCGCGATAGAAGCCCCGAACGGGACAAGGCCCGGCAGATTTGGCTGGATTCCGGCGGGACGATGACGGCGCGGGAGGTTGCGGAGAAAGTCGGAGCGAAGCCCGAACAGGTCCGAAAATGGAAGAGCCTTGACGACTGGAACGCCGCGCTTGAAGCGCAGAAGCCGCCACGGAAACGCGGCGGGCAACCCGGCAATAAGAACGCCGCGGGAGCGGGTGCGCCTATGGGGAATAAGAATGCCGAAACACACGGCGCATATTCCGCCGTTCGCGTTGCCGATCTTCCCCCGGAACAGCGGGAGTATATCGAGGGTATCACCCTTGAAACCGAAGCGAATATGCTTACGGAATTACGGTTGCTGATTGCAAAAGAAGCAGACTTGCAAAACAAGATTGCCGCGCTGGAGGGGGCCGACCCCGACACCCTGTATATTGACCGCGTTGTTGAAATGAGAACGCCGAAAGGTCAAGAGCGTTTGAAACAGCAAATGGAGAAGCTGGAAGCCCTGCAACGGGAAGAAGATTCGTTGCTTTGGGATATGGACACAGAGAGCGGCAAGCCGCCGACACGACAGCAGGAAAAGAAGCTGGAACGCCTACAACGTGAGATTGCGGCCTTGCAGGACACGACGGGCGACAAGGCCCGTGAACTGGAAGAGAGCGCATATAACGTCACAATGCAGACGGTCATAAAGGCCAGCGCATTCGACCGGGCAATGAAGCTTGAAGCAGAGTTGAACAAGATACACGGGCGAATCATCAAACTGTTAGATTCTATCAAGGGGTACGAACTGGAAAGCCGCCGGGTGCGCCTTGAAGAGCGCAAATATAATCTTGCAAAGCAAAAACTTTCGGGCGCTTTCGAGATTGACCCCGAAACGGGAGAGATCAACGACGAAACAGAGGGCGACGGCGACGTGTTCGCCGACTGAATATAGGTTCTTCCGGCGGCGGAGAAAGCCCGCGGGTTCGGCGACGCCCAGCGTTTTTTTAGGTGAAAAAATTTTTTGAACGCTTCCGCGTTTGCCGGAAATGCGTTGCCGGGGGGTGTATTTGAGAAAAGAGAGGTCAAGAGGGGTGAAAAAAGCATGAAACTTTACGACGTGAAAGCGGTTGCGCGGTTCTTGGACGTTTCCGAACGCCGCGTGCGGCAGTTGCGCGACGAAAAGGTGATTGCAGAGGTCCGCCCCGGCCTGTATGACCTGATCGACACGAACCACCGCTATATAAACTACCTACGCAAGCGGAACCCGGAAAGCGAAGAAACGATTGATTACAACACGGAGCGGGCAAAGCTGGTCCGGGCGAAGCGGAAAAATGAAGAATACGAATTGCAGTTGAAAGAAAACAAGCTTCATTCGTCGGAGGACATCGAAGCCGTTATGAAAGATATGCTTGTGAACTTCAAAGCGCGGCTTATGGCTATTCCGGCGAAGCTTGCCCCGGTCCTTTGCAAGAAAACGGACCGGGCGGAAATCTTCAAACTGCTAAAAGAGCATATCGACGAAGCCTTGTTGGAGTTGTCGGACTTCAACGGGACTTTCGGAGAAAGGGGGAACGACGGTGAAACAAGCGACGATTGACCTTTTCACCCGAATTTTTGCCGTTCTTGCCCCGCCCCCGGACATGACAATTTCAGAATGGGCGGACGAATACCGCCGTCTTTCCTCCGAATCATCGGCGGAGCCGGGCCGCTGGCGCACGTCAAAGGCCCCATATCAGAAAGAAATCATGGACGCAATATGCGACGTAAGCATTCAGAAAGTTGTTGTAATGAGCGCCGCACAGATCGGCAAGACGGACGGGTTCATATTGAACCCGATAGGGTATTTCATGCACTACGACCCGTCGCCGATCATGGTATTACAGCCGACCATACAGATGGCGGAAACGTTCAGCAAAGACCGCCTTTCCCCTATGTTGCGGGACACGCCCGTTCTACGTGACCGGGTGAACGACAAAGCCCGGAACAGCGGGAACACGATCTTGCAAAAGATTTTCCCCGGCGGTCATGTGACTATGGTGGGCGCAAATTCCCCGTCGTCCCTTGCTTCCCGTCCGATTCGGATATTACTTGCGGACGAAATCGACCGATACCCGGCGACGGCGGGCAATGAGGGCGACCCCCTCTTGCTTGCCGGAAAGCGGCTTACAACCTTTTGGAACAAGAAAGAAGTTGACGTTTCAACCCCGACAATCAAGGGGCTTTCCCGAATCGAAGTCGAATACGAACACAGCACACAAGAGGAATGGAACGTTCCTTGCCCCGCGTGCAAGGCGCTGACCCCGCTTGAATGGGCAAACATCGTATTTGACCGGGAAAACCTCGACGAAATCGGGTGCGTTTGCCCGGCGTGCGGCGTGCTATCCTCCGAAACGGAATGGAAAGAACACTTTTCCGGCGGGCGGTTTATTGCGAAGTACCCGGAACGAAAGGTTCGGGGCTTTCACCTGAACGCCCTTGCTTCCCTGTTCGTCGAATGGCGGGAAATTGTGCAAAAGTTCCTTACCGCAAACGACGAAAAGAAGAAAGGCAATATTGAACTTCTCAAAGTCTGGACCAACACAGAGATGGGGCAGACATGGGAGGAAGAGGGCGAACAACTCGAAACGGACGACCTTTACAAGCGCCGTGAAAAGTATAATTGCGAAGTGCCGGAAGAAGTGCTGGTGCTGACCGCTGGCGTTGACGTTCAGGACAACCGTTTTGAAGTTGAGGTTGTCGGCTGGGGCGAAGAGAAAGAAAGCTGGGGTATCAAGTATCAAGCGATATACGGGGATTTGAAGTTAAAGCCCGTTTGGGACGAACTCGACAAGGTGCTTTCGCAGACGTTCACGACCGCCGACGGGCGGCGGCTGAAAATCATTTGCACGTGCATTGATTCCGGCGGACACTTCACGACGCAAGTTTACCGCTTTTGCAAAGAGCGGACGGCCCGCCGGGTATTCGCTATCAAGGGCAAGGGCGGAGCGGACGTGCCGTATTACAACCGCCCATCGACCGCAAACAGCGTCAAAGCGCCGCTATTCACAATCGGCGTTGACACGGGAAAAGCGATCTTGTATCAGCGGCTGGGCATTCAGGAAGAGGGGCCGAATTACTGCCATTTCCCGAAAGAGAAAGACAGAGGGTACACGCAAGAGTATTTCCGCGGCCTGACCGCTGAAAAAATGGTGATGACCTACAAGAAAGGCAAAGCGCAATACGTGTGGACGCTGAAAGACGGCGGGTACAAGCGGAATGAACCGCTTGATATTCGGAACTACGCAACCGCCGCGCTGGAGATTGCGAACCCGGTTTTGAAAAAGCCGGACCGCGACGCGCCGCCAGCCCCGCCCCGCAAGCGCGGCAGACGGTCCAGAGGAAACGGAGGGATAATATAAATGGCAAATGGAATCAGCCTTGAAATTGCAAAAAAGCACCTTGACGCATGGCTAACCGCCGAATTGGAGGTTACGACACATCAAAGCTATACGATAGGTTCACGGAGCCTGACAAAAGCGAACCTTTCGGAGATCAGACAGCAGATTGAATATTGGAGAAATCAGGTTGCGCGGCTGGAGAACATCGAAAAGCGCGGCGGAAGAAACCGTGTTTTCCGCGCCGTTCCGCGGGACCTGTAAGAAAGGACGGTGAAGCGGATTGAATGTATTTGACCGCGTAATTGCGGCGGTATCGCCCGAAAGAGCCTTGAAACGGGCTGGGGCGCGTCGCAAATTACAGATACTTGACAGCGGGTACAGCAATTACGGCGCGTCGGTAACGAAAAAATCGCTTGCCGGGTGGCTTTACGGCGGCGGGTCCGCACGGGAGGACATACAAGAAAACCTTTCCGTTCTCCGCCAGCGTTGCCGTGATCTTTACATGGGCGTTCCTCTTGCGACGGGCGCGTTGAAAACGTGCCGAACAAACGTCGTCGGGTCCGGCTTGAAGCTGAAAAGTCAAGTCGATTATGAGGTTTTGGGAATCAGCGAAGAGGAAGCGCGGGACCTTGAATGCAAGATCGAACGGGAATTTGCTTTGTGGGCGGATTCCCCCGCTTGCGATTTGGAGCGGCTGGACAACTTTTACGAACTCCAGCAACTTGCCTTTCTGAATTGGCTTATGAGCGGGGACGTTATCGCAACGCTTCCCGTGACAAGCCGGGTGAATATGCCCTATGATCTCCGAATCTGCTTGATTGAAGCGGATAGGTTAAGCAACCCGCACGGGGACACAGGCGACCCGCACATTGTCGGCGGCGTTGAAACGAACGACGCGGGCGAAGTCGTCGCATACCATATCAGCACCCACCACCCCCTTTCGTATGAATTTACGGAAATGAAGTGGACGCGGGTTGAAGCATGGGGCGAAAAGACCGGGCGGCGCAATGTGATTCACATTATGAACCGGGAGCGAATCGGACAGCGCCGCGGCGTGCCGTTCCTTGCCCCGGTCATCGAAGCGTTGAAGCAGTTAGGACGATACACCGACGCGGAACTTGTCGCCGCCGTCGTTTCGGGTATGTTTACGGTATTCATCGAAAAGGAAAGCGCGTCGGCTGACGGCGCTTTCGGTGAAATTATCCCGGAAGAAGCACAGGTGGACGCGGACGACGACAGCACGATTGAACTTGCGCCCGGCGCAATCGTGGACTTGAACGAGGGCGAAAAGGCGCACGACATGAACCCCGGCAGACCGAACACAGCGTTTGACGGGTTCGTGATTGCCATTTGCCGACAGATCGGCGCGGCCCTTGAAATTCCTTACGAACTGCTGGTAAAGAACTTCAACGCGTCGTACAGCGCGTCACGCGGCGCGCTTTTGGAAGCATGGAAAATGTTTCGTATGTATCGGACATGGCTTGCAAACGATTTTTGCCAGCCCATTTATGAAGAGTGGTTCGCGGAAGCCGTCGCAAAGGGAAGAATCCCCGCGCCCGGCTTTTTTACCGACCCGATCATTCGCAAGGCGTACACCGGGGCGGAGTGGAACGGCCCGGCGCAGGGCCTTTTGAACCCGGTTCAGGAAGTCACCGCGGCGGAAAAGCGCGTACAAAACGGCTTTTCAACCCGTGACCGTGAAGCAATGGAAATGAACGGGTCCGATTTCTACCAAAACGCGGCGCAGTTAAGGCGCGAAGAAAAGCTATTAAAGGAGGTCAAGGGCGATGGCACAGGAAGCCAAAAAGAAGAGCGGCCCGGCGAAGAACCCGGACAATCAAGCACAGAACCCGAAAAATAAGCACTTTTGGAGTTTCCGGGACGCGGCGGAAGAGAACGCCGCCCCGGAATTGATTTTGTACGGCGACATTGCTTCCGAAACGTGGTGGGGCGACGAAGTAACGCCCCGGCAGTTTACGGAGGAATTGAACGCGCTGGGGTCCGTCCCCGAAATCGTCGTGCGAATCAACAGCGGCGGCGGCGACGTGTTCGCCGCAAATGCCATTTATACCCGGCTGAAAGACAACCCGGCGAAAATCACGGTCAAGATCGACGGCTGGGCCGCGTCCGCGGCGACGATTGTTGCAATGGCGGGCGACGTGATTGAGATTCCGGGCAACGGCGTTTTTATGGTGCATGACCCGTCCGTGGGGTTGCTGGGTTACTTCAACGAAGCCGACCTTGTGAAAGTCGGCGAAGAACTGAAAGTGATTAAGCAATCAATCGTGAACGGGTACGCCCTGAAAACGGGCAAAGACGCGGACGAAATCGCCGCGATTATGAGCGCGGAAACATGGTACGACGGCAAACAGGCCGTTGACGCTGGTTTTTGCGACAAGATCATGTTCGAGGAAGCAGACACGACCGTTGAAAACACGGCAAAAGTCATCGTGAACAGCGTTTCACTTGATATTTCGCGCTTCCCGAACCTCCCCGTTTCGCTGTTAAACCGTTGTGCGACCCACACGCCGGACGGTTTTTCAGATATACAACATCAAAATGAACCGAAAAGGAGCGAAGAAATCATGGACGGAATCAAGGACATCAAGACCGTTGACGGCCTGAAAGCGGCTTTCCCCGACTTGACAAAGCAGATCGAGGACGCGGCAACCGCCGCGGAACGCAAGCGCATTCAGGACATCGAGGACGTGGCGCTTCCGGGCTTTGAAAATATCGTTGCGGAAGCAAAATTCACAAAACCCGTTGCCGCGGGCGACGTTGCGAAAGCGATTGTCGCGGAACAGCGCAAGCTGGGCGGCAAGTACATTCAGGACCGCGACGACGACGCGAAGAACAGCGGCGCGGGCAAAGTCGGAGCGGGCGCAGGAATTGAGGGGACCGGCGGCAAGAGCGGCGCGGACGAAATCGACGCGGCGCTTGACAAGCTTTTCCCCGAAACGAAGTAAGGAGGTAAAAGACCATGTATGAGATCAACAGAGATCAGACCAGCCCCGTGAACTTCTTTGCGGGCGACTTCCCCGTTGTGACGGAAGCTGGGGACGTGAAGAGCGGCGCAACCGTTCGCAAATACGCCCCCGTCATCAAAACCGCTGACGGTATCAGCGAAGCGACCGCCGACGGGCTGGCGGACTTGCACGGAATCGCCGCGGACGATTCGACCGACGGCGGCGTTGTGTGCTACCTGACGGGCGAATTTTTCGCCGACGCGCTGACCTTGCCCGACGGCGTGACCGCCGATACCCTGAAACCCGCTTTCCGTAAGCTGGGAATCTTTTTGAAGTAAAGGGAGGAAATCAAAAATGGCTATTCAGACTGATATTTACACCCCCCGCACAATGGGGAAAATCATTCGCCGTATGCCCCCGGTGCATACGTTCTTCCGCGACACGTTCTTCAAGAACCGCCAGACGTTCCCGACGAAGAGCGTTGACGTGGATTTCAAGAAAGGGAGCCGCGCGCTGGCCCCGTTCGTTCACCCGAAGATCGGCGGCAAGACTATTCCGAACAGCGGGTACAGAACGGAGAGTTACACCCCCGTTCTTGTCGCCCCGAACAAGATCACGACCGTTGACGACCTGCTGGAGCGGGCCGCGGGCGAAAACCCGTACAGCGGCAGGACCCCGGCGGAACGGGCCGTTGAGAAGCTGGCGGAGGATTTCGCCGAACTTACCGAAATGATCGTTCGCCGCGAAGAGTGGATGGCGGCAACCGCTATCTTTACCGGGCAGATTCCCATTATCGGGGAGGGCCTGAACGAAGTTATCGACTTCAATTTCACGAACACCGAAACCATCGTCACCGACGCGCTGAAATGGACCAGCCCGACCGCTGACCCGCTGGCCGACCTTGAGCGGTGGCACGAAACCGTGCAGAAAAACGGCTTTGTGAACTGCAATATTTGCGTCATGGCAAAGGACGTTGCAAACGCCTTTGTAAACAACGCAAAGGTAAAGGAAGTGCTGGACATCAAGGGTTATGATCTTGCGGTCATCAAGCCCCGCCAGCTTCCGAACGGCCTTACCTACATCGGGAGCGTTCACAAGATGGGGCTGGACATCTACCAGTACAACGAATGGTATCTTGATAACTGGACCGACCCCGACGCGCCGGAGGACAAGCCGCTTGTTCCAGACGGCACGCTTGCCCTGCTTTCTACGGAAGCGGACTATTCGATCTATTACGGCGCGGTGACTATGCTTGCCGACAACGGCGTGAACTTTGTTACCGTCGAGGGCGACAAAGTGCCGCAGACGTGGGTGGAGCGCCGCCCGGACCGCCGTTTCTTGCAGATCAACAGCAAGCCGCTGACCGTGCCGCATGAGGTCAATAGCTGGTTTGTTGCAAAGGTTCTTTAATGAACTTCAAAGCGCAAGTCGAGCGGGACTTGACGACCGTTTTTCACAACAGCAACGAACACGCGGACGTTTTGGAGTTTTGGATTTCCGGGACCCGGTACAAAGGCCCGGTCATTCTTGACGACGGCGGAGCGCAGGACAGGAAAAAGCCGTCCACCGATCACGTGGACGGTTTAATTCTTGTCGATTTGGTAATGTACGTCCCTCTTTCCCTTTTGAAACGGACCCCGAAAAAAGATGAAACCGTGGAGATCGGCGACGACGTTTACACAATCACAAAGGTTCACCCGGAAGCCGGGGAAATCGTGCTTTATTTGGAGGGGTTGACCGAATGATTGAGATAACGAACGAACAGATCGAGCGGGTAAATCTGCTTTTAGGGGACATCAAAGGCGCGCCGAACCGGGCGCTTTTCAACGTCATAAACCGGGCGCTGGGTACGGTGCGTTCGCAATCGGGAAAGGTTATCCGGGAAACGTACAACATCAAGCAATCAGACATTACCGCAAACCAAAACATGAAGATGAAGCGGGCAACCGCGGGCGACTTGGTGGGTTCTATTGAGTTTGCCGGAACGGTGATACCGCTAAAACGCTTCAAGGTTTCGCCGCCCGCCCCCGCGCAACGCACGGTTTCCGTTTCTGTATTGCGCGCGGAGGGCGGGAAGCGGCTGGAATCGGCATACGTCGCAGATTTGGGCAAATACGGTGTGGGCGTGTTTGAACGACTGACGCGACGGCGTGATTCGTCGCAACAGCTTTACGGACCGTCTACCGCACACATGATGGGTAACGAAAACGTGCTTGACAAGGTGGAACAGGCGGCACAAGAAACCATCGACAAGCGCGTTGAACAGGAAATCACCCGTATTCTGAACGGGTACGGAGGATAAGACATGACACCGTTAGAACTGCTGGACGCTTTGAAAGCGTTTATCGAAGAAAACACAAAAGACATCTTGCTTCCCGTCCGGGTGGACAGGAAGAGCGGAGAAGCGAAAGAGCGGCCCGCGGAGGTTTACAAAATGCGACTTCCGACAAAGGACGCAGAAACGAAGCGGATTCCGTATGTTCTTTTGCAGTACATCAAAAGCACAGACACGCAGACCGCCGGGGAAATGCCGGAAAGTTCGTGCATGGTGCGAATTGTTGCCGCCACCTATTCGGAGGACGGCGAAGAGGGCGCATTGTGCGTCCTGAATCTGCTTACCCGGATTCGTATTGCGTTTTTGCGCGACGGCGTGATTGCAGAACGCTTCATGCTGAAACCACCCATTGAAATGATCGTCTACCCGGACAGCACGCCGCCTTACTATTTGGGCGAAATGATGACCGAATGGCGAATGCCGATTGTAGAAAGTGAGGTTCAGAAAGTATGGCAGTAGAGTACAAACCCGGAATGACAAAGCCGGAATTGCTGGAACTTGCCGTTGTGAACGGGATTGACGTTGACGACAGCATGACGAAAGCAAAGATTATCGCCGCTATTGACGCGCACAACGCGCAGGAAGCCGCCGAAAGCGGCGGGGAGGGTAACAATACCACCCCGGACGAAAACGCCGAACAGAGCGGCGCAGAGGGCGAAGAGGACGTGCCGGACGGGTACGACCTGTTCGTTTATGCCGGGCCGACCTTGCCCCGCGGACGGTTGAAAGAAAACGCCGTGTTCCGCGGCACGTTTGAGGACGTGAAAGCCTACCTTGCGGACGTGCTGGAGGTTTACCCGCAGGTGGCGCGGCTGATCGTCCCCGTGAACAGGCTGGCGGCGTTCTCCGTCAAGGTCAAGACCCCCGGCAACCTTGCACACAAGTATTATAGCGACATTGTTTCGACAATGCGCGGCAACAGGGAGGTATAAAAAATGGCTGAATTTTACCACGGCGTATCTACAAGACAGGCCGACACGTCGGTAACAACGCCCGTAACGGCTGATTCCGGCGTTGCATTCATCGTCGGCGCGGCCCCGGTACATACCGTCGGCGGCGCGGTGAACGACCCGATCATGTGCCAGAACTACGCCGAAGCCGTCGCCGCTTTGGGGTATAGCGACGATTGGAAGAATTACCCCATTTGTGAAGCGATCTATTCGCAATTCAAGCTTTACGGCGTGTCCCCCGTCGTTTTCGTGAACGTGCTGGACCCCGCGAAGCACAAGAAAACCGTCGAGGAAGCAAATTACCCGCTGACCGACGGCAAGGTTCTTTTGCCGCTGGAAGCCCTGAAAGACACGGTGAAAGTCACCGGGTACGACATCGGAACAGATTTCGACCTGTTTTATGACGGCGGGAATCTGATTCTTGAAGTGCTGGAGGGCGGCGGAATCCCCGAAAGCACGGGCGAACTGACCATTACGTTTGACGCGGTGGACCCGTCCGCGATCACGGAGCGGGACATTATCGGCGGGTTCGACACTACCACGAAGAAGTATTCCGGGCTTGAACTGATTGACAAGGTTTTCCCGAAATACGGAATCGTCGCCGACCTGATCGTTGCCCCCGGCTGGTCCGACAAGTCGGAGGTTGCCGCGGTCATGGCGGCAAAGGCCGCAAACATCAACGGCGTTTTCGAGGGGAAAGCCCTGATCGACGTTGACACGGAAGTGGTCAAGCATTACGCCGACGTTCCGGCGTGGAAGAAAGCGCAGAACATCAACGCGAAAACACAGGTTCTTTGCTGGCCTTTGGTGAAGCTGGGGGACCGTGTTTTTCATTTGTCCGTTCAGGCCGCGGGCCGAATGGGGTTGACCGATTCGGACAACGGCGGTTG